ATATCAGCCAGATTGTCAATGTTCTAATTGCATCTGTCTGTCTGTATTCTATCTGTAAGTTGGAAGTCTGACTTTACCTGTAGTATCTCTTACATCTCTGTTCATGATGTAGTGGTAAATGTCTTTTACCTTTTGCTTAACTGGCACTTTCGCTCTCATAGCTTGGCTGTGTCGGTTCTTTATCTTCTCATGATCTGCTATGATTTCAAGGTAAGTTTGTATCTTATCTTGTAGTTTGTCAACTTCTTCTGGCTTACATGTCAGTAACTTCCGATTGACAAGGTTGATTTTGTTGTACAGGTATTTCTTCTGTACAGACCAAATACTTTCAAACTTTGTCAGCAAATCATAGATAGCGCCTTCGTCTTCTCCATCTAGTAATAGATGTTCACGAGGCATGAATATGTCTTTCACTTTTTCTAGCATGTTGTTTATTTGGTTATATTATTTGCAGCACCAAGGTCAGCTTTGAGTTGTTGCACTGGTTCACTATTCGCACCTACAAGTCTAGTCACTGGTGGTTCTCCTGGTGGAGTGCCAGTTACACTAGTAGTTGGTTCAGCTGTGGCTCCCATACTGCCCATTCCGCTCATCAAGTCTTGAGCTTCCTTCTGAGCTGTGTTAGTGTTGCTAGCTTCTTTGCCGAATGCTTCATCTTCATCATAGCCCATAGATTCTACGTACTTCTTAGCGCCATACTTGGCAGATAGAACAGGTTTAGCTTGTCCTGTGGCTGGATCAGTCTCAACAACCACGCCAGTCATTTGTAAGTAATCCTTAGCATTTGCTTTCTCCAATTCACGGCTTGCAGCAAATGTAGATTCTGCAACGACACGAACGACAAGATCACCTTTCGTACGAATGTAAGCAGGTCTTGCTTGGAAGAAGCCAATAGCATCATTGCCAGTATCTTTGAGGCGTAGAGAAGTCTTGGTAAATTCGCCATTGCCTGATGGAACTTCTTTGACTCCAAGTCCTTTGACTCTGATAGATCTGTAGTTGATTGGCTTGTTAACTGGTGCTTGTCCTTCTCCACCCTGCATTTCTGTGATTTCTCCACCTGTGAGTTCATCTACAAGAGGAAGTGGATAGAATTGCTGTACACGTTTCATTAAGAGCCAGCCTAATCTCTTATAGCCACGATTCTCATTTCTTCTAACATTCAAGTTCAGACGGCCTTGAGTAATCTCTCTACGGATAGCAGCAACAGTGGCCTGAGTAGAAGCGTTCATATCTGTTATTTGTCTGAAGTCTACACCAGTAGCGAAGATCAGGTAATCCATCAGCATAGATATCATACGATCTGTGCTAGATGACATTCCAGGAAGATCATAGTGAACAAAGGCGTCTTTAGGGCTTGAAACACGAGTAGCTACAGTTGGATCAAATAGGCTAGACACATCGTCAAAGTCGCTCATATTCTCATCTAGCAGATTAATACCACCTGCTGCACGTTTCTCTTTGTCAATAGCAATATTCAAGAAAGCATTGATAGCATCACATATAGTAGCGATTCTCTGAGGTTCTGCTTCACCAACGTAAGTGTTGAACTGTAAGCGGTCTAGGTAATCTACAAATGGCAATTCTTTGTCTTCGTAAGGGTTTGAGCCGTCATAGATAATAACACCATTAGCAATAATGACCAATTCATCTCTCATCTTATTCCAGTGCTCGAAGATAACTACTTGGTCTTTTTCATCAGACATGTAGTCTTTGTGGATAGCAACAGTAGCATTGTCGCCTTTGTAAGCTGTCCACTTACCACGCTGAACTTTGTCAACATTCTTGTACATTTCTGTATCTGAGAATGTCTCTAGGAATGTAGCGTAATCCATTCTCTTGCGTATCTTGATCCATGGAGAATCAGCAATACAAGTAGCGAGAGGGTGTAGCCATACATCTTGAGGGAAGATATTATCAACACAAACATCATCATAGTAGAGTTCTTGCTTGGCAGTATATGTGCCATCAGCTTGCTTCTCTCTGATAGTGCGATAGATCTTTCTCCAGCCAACATACTGATAGAAGCCACCAACAATGTCCTTGATGTTGTTGCCAATATCTAGCTTATAATCCATGTCAACATATTTCAGATTCCATACGTGTTTGCGTACGATCTGATCCATAATCTTGGCTACTTCCTTGTCTTCTTCGTATTCTCCTGGCTCATAGCTGAATGATGGAGGACTTTTAGCTTCTGTGGCCTGTTTACTCTCAACTATCCATTTACTAATAGGAAGAACAACGCCACTAGAGCCATCTTCATTGAAGAACGGCTTAGCTTCATGACGCTCGATGTTTTCATTCCATTGGTCTTCATACTTGGAGCGGTGACGAATGGCAATATCCATTTCACCACTAAGCTTAGAGAGTAACTCATTCTCTTCAGGAGTTGGTTGCCATCTTGGCTGGTTATCAGCTTTGGCATTATCCATCTGATAGTCTTTGACTTCTAACATAGGTTATGAGGTTAACAGGCTCTTCTATATTTGGGTACGTTCTGTCTGTCCTTTGTAACTCTACGGTTGAAGTCTGCGAGACGCTCTTCAAAGCTTGAGTCTGGTTTATTAACATAAATGACCTTGCTGTCTTTCACTTTGCTCTTATAGTTTACAGCGAAGAATTCTAGAGCTGTACGGAAGTGAGAAGTATAGTCATGTATTGGTGTGTCGTTTGCACTTGTAGACTGGCTTGCCTCTGAACGCTGAGGATATCGGCAGTTTTCCATTGCATCAATGAATTCATCTTGACGCTTGTCTACGAGTAGCTTCCTAATCAGTAATTTAGTTTCTCTTATTCTAGTGGTCAAGTCAAACTTTTTGTAACTGTAGTTAATTACTATACCATATTTCTTGAGAGTAGCAATCACAGAAGTCATTCCAGCCTGAGTCTTGTTGTTTCCTGTTGGATCACCATAGTGGATAGCAGGCTGCCAGCTCTTATGACGTTCTATCAGTTCTAGCTCTGTGTTGTTATACGTATAAGGTAGGCCACTAGTAGCAGTTCCAGTAACGAAAGGCACAAAGAAGTCAATGGACTTGTTATTGCTCTGATAGCTGTCTACTACTCTTACCTGTCCTGTCTTCAGATCTTCCTGTAGCCATACTAACGCTGTCGGATCATTAAGCCCAAAATCCCAAGCCACGTATAGAGGCTGTAGAGGATTGTATTCTTCGACTTCCATGTAATTCCTATCACAGAATTCTGGATAGACACGATCAAGAACGGACTTGTTATAGTTAATATCCAATTCCTGTGCGACTTCCTCTGGCGTTCGGCGTTCGCATTCCTTGGCATACCACTTTTCGTCTTTCAGTGGGTGTAACTTCCAGTGAAGTGTTGTTTTGTTGATGCGAGACTTCAGCGAGAGTTCAGCAAACTTATTGCCCTTTCCATTAACGGTTGAGGTTGGAATACGGCATCTACTAGCATCTCCCATAGAAGTCCATGCTGATCTGCCATGCTGCCAGAAAGCAAACTCATCAGGCCAGATAACAGTATAACGCCCTTGACGAGAGAATTTCTCTGTAGGAGCGTAGCCAATGATTGTGTTGTTGTTCTCGACATTAACCAGCTTCATGTAAGGCTCTGAGAGTTTAGGCTGCATGAATGCAGGAAGTCTGCCGATGATGTAGCGAAGTCTTCCGAAGTGCGTGTCCATATTGTCCTTGTCATCAACAAGGGTTTCGATGTATGAGCCTATCAGTGCAGAGAATCCTGGCTCGAATAGCCACTTATGAACAAGAACACCTAATACCATCCAAGAGACGCCCATGTCACGAGACTTGTCTGTTAGGCCGTCTTCTTGTATGTCTATACGCTTGACGAGCCAATCTATGTAATCGTCTTGGAAAGGATATGTGATGAATGGCAGGTCTTTCAGCTCAGAGCGTGGATCATAAGTCCAGAGAGCAGCATTGAAGAAGAAGTGAATATCTTTGGCACACATCTTCACAAAGTTCTCAGCCGTCTTGCTGTCCTTTTCACAATCCTCAATAACTAACGCTCTCCAGCGCAAGTTATCTTCTAGTTCTTTTGGGTACAGTTGGTTCATGTTTCTTAAAGCCTTTAGGTTTGTGTTTCTTGTAGCATAACGCACAGATATCCAGATCCAACTCTTCACCATCGTTCCAGTACTTGCCCGAATACCAAACAGTGTAGATTTTAACATTGCAGACTTTGCATCTTTCTGGCTTATCTGAGTTTTGCTCTTCTTCTATAGTGACGGGCACGGTTTCTTTTATGCCCGTCACGTCTTGGCCTTCTAGGGCTATATTTTGGCTTGCTGATGCCTGCCCGTCAGAGTTCCGTAATGCTTCATAATCTGCAACTGTTAACCAGTAACCAGCAATCTGTCCGTTCCTAGTAACAATGACTGATTCTTTCTGTTGGTATAGATTACGCTGAAAATCTCTTGCATTAGTTATCTTCATCTGTCTGTTGTGTTATTAATCTTCAAATGGTAAATCCCATTCATCCCATACTGGCATATCGTAGAATGTTCTTTCGTAGAGCTTGCTTGATTCTACAGCAGCAGTAGAGAATATATGGTTAAAGCGAAAATACAGCGTGTAGCACGCCTTCCAAGCTCTGAGTTGTAGTTTCTGTTTCTCTGTCATAATGTTTTCTTGGTAAATTTATCTCTGAAGAATTTGGCTAGTTCGTCTTTGTTTGCGTTCTTAATATCAAGATTAGCTATCTGGATTGCTCCACCGTTAGCGCCTGTATGCTCTACAGCCTTAACATCTTTCAGATCAGTAACATTCTTTGCCATGAAGATTGTCCAGCGTGAATCATAGGCTTTATTAGCTGCACATTCGTGTAGGAATTTCTTCTGAAGAGACTTACATTCCCTATATGCTCCGTAAAAGCCAGGATACTTCTTCTCATGTTCCTTCTTACTCCATTCAAGAAGAATGTCTGGGCTAAGCCCCTTTCCGTAGGCAAACTCCTCAAATGTAGGGAAAGTATTTGGCACAAGCTTAATAGCCCCCATAAAACCTTTCTCTTTTTCAAACGGTTTAATTTTGAAGAATGCTAACATATCGTTGACAATCTCAGGATACCATTTAGTAGGTCTATACGGGGGCTTCTTGGCTATAACTGGTTTTGCTTTGCGTTTAGCCATTCGAGTATATTAGGAAAATAGCGCTGTACGCATTCGTTTGAACATTGCTGGCCAATCTGATAGAAATAGCTTCTTGCCTTTTGTAGCTTTAAACTTTCTGAAAGCTAGTCTTTGGTTCTTAGTATAAGAATTCTGTGGAGCTTTCGGAGTAGGAGCAGTCTTACATCTGCAGCCTTTTACTGAATGTTTTGTACAGATCATGAGTGTAAGAAGTTAAATACTGAATTTGGCACAGGACAAGCAGAACCTTCACATGGAAGATTAAGCTGGCCGTTATTAGTCCAGTGACCACGAGCTTGCTTAGCATGACAGTAAGTAGGTGGCAATTGGAGTTGATGCGATAATTCAAAATCCCAGCCACAGATAGCACTTGGATCATAGGCCAAGCTTGTAGCAGGTAATAGCATAAGAACAGTAGCGAGTGCAAGTATGAATTTCTTCATGGTGAATGTTTTTATGAAATAAATGATTATTGCATTGTTGGGATAGGCTGTCCTTGAGGGGCTTGTGGTTCGAATCTACCTACCAAGTCTTGTAGAACAGATACATTGCCTACGATCTTACCTAAGAATACTTTGGAGAATTCTTCAGGAGTCATGGCTTCTACCTTTGCTACATCTTCCTCCATCATTCTGATCATTTCCTGCATTTGTACTTTGCGTTTCTCGAGATCTTTCTTGCCGTCAGCAAGGAATTTGTCTCTGAGAGCGATCAATTGAGCTTCTGCTGGTGTTACATCTGACATTTTTGTATGTAGTTATGTTATAAAAATGCTAATACCTTATATTAATTCCTCCTCGATCTCTACTTGTCTACGAGAGGCAGGAGAGCGGATAAGCCTGACATCTTCAGCATTCAGGCCTTTGTCATTCTCAGTAAGTACGAACTCTACGATATCTCCATTACGAAGTTCATTGTAGTTAGTATCCTCTGAGAGGCTGCGAGCGTGAAAGAATATGTCTCTGACTTGCTTATCTGAGCGAATAAAGCCGTAACCATGATCAGTCAATCTCTTGATTCGGCCAGTAGTAGTTGAAGTGTTTGTCATCTTTTTGTTAAAAGTTATATTATGTTTTGGTTTACTGTTTATGTTCTGCTGCGAGCTTCTGTAATTCTTTAAGGTCTGAGACGAATGCTTCCATAGTCGCAATAAGTTCTGGAATATCTTTAATTGGCAGAACATCTATTCGCAAGTTATCCAGTTGAGTAGTAGCGAAGGTAGCAGGCTTTCCTTTCGCAATCTCCTTAGCTGCCTGTTCAAGCCTCTCCTTGGTTACATTCAGCTCACCCACAACGGGAAGCTGCCTAGGCCATAGATACTTACAACTTCCATTATCCAAATTCAAATGAAAATGTCCAATCATTTTTGTACTTTTATGAGTTAATAGTTTCTCTGAACATAAGATTGCTTGTAGTGGGCTTGGTGTATTGGAGTAAGTCGTAGATACTGTTGTCAAGGCCTCCATAGCCTCTGCGCTTATTTCCAATAGAGCTACTGAGTTCACTTCCAGAACGCCTAAGAGCCTCTGCCTCTTGTCTCAAGGCTTCTACATTTGTTCCGCCTGCATAAGCACCACCTGCACTTCTCTGTTCCATTATAGGAGATGCTAATTTATCCTGTATAGTTTGACTTTTCCTAAACAAAGCAAGAGCTTGGTCTTGTACCCTCTTGACAGGATCAAGAGCGCCCTCTGTAGCTAGATTAGGATTAGCTTGCATTTTCTTGTTTATTTGTGATTGCAAGGAATCGTAGGAAAAATAGGGCATGTCTTTTGTTCCATCATTGCCACCTAATGCAGCAAAATCTTTTGCACTTGCTCTACCTGCATTGACAGAAAGGAAAAACGCTATCTGTTGAGCTACAGCATTAGGAATCTTGAGTTGTCCAGCTCCCATATTCATGGCACTCTTCTTGTCGATTGTAGCAATACCACCTTGATAGTCTGGATTACCATTCTTCAAGAAGTCAGCTTTGAAATTGCCAAACATGTTATTACCTATGCCAATACTATTCTGGCCGAATGCAACATTCTGGTCAATGGCAGCATTAGCTGCTTCATTTGCACTTCTCTGTGCAGCAAGAACAGCCTGATCCATTGGAGCCAGATTCTGATTCTGGTTAGGATTGTTAGGCGTTCCGTATTTATTGTAATTGGATACTGTAGAGAGATTAGAACCGCTGCTATTGATTCGAGTAATGGGATTACGGGAATAACTTCCACCATCTCGAACATAAGGCACAGCTGTGGCACGATTACGGCTAGTCTGTTCAGCTCTGATTGCACTTGAGATTTGGGCTAATTGACTTGCTTCCATTGTAGCTCTACAAGATATATTTATTTGTGTGTCGGAAGAATTATACCACGAAAAGTTGCACTCCGCAACACTTTTTACGTGACATATCCAGAAATGTATGTAATAATAAAAGCGTACAGGTCATCAAAATGTCTTCAACCCTTAAATAGAGTCCACAAGTAAAAAGTATCGGTGCGGATTGGACTCTAGCCGATACTTTTTCGTATACAAAAATGCAAACTAAAAAACCAAAGCGTTGGAAGGGCAAACTAACTAAGGCATACAAGTATGCTGTATTAATTCCTGAGACAGACCGCTTAAAGTACCACCCTCAGAACCACCCTGCTTATAGAGAGCTGAGGGATTTTATATATGAGTATTACATAAAGTTTGATGTGGCCAATAAGCCTATCATGCTTACCACGCTTTGCTTGAAAATCAAGTCAAAGTGTTTAACTATGCCCGAATACAAAGATAGGGTAAGACCGTGGAATGAGATAATAGCAATAATTAACAGTACCCTTTCACCCAAACAAACATGAAACAAATGCCTTATGCCCCATGGTATTTTGGAGATTTCCTTAATTCCCTGAGTGTCCAGATGATGAATGCAGAAGAAGTGGGCTGTTATTGTCTGCTGTTATTTAATCTGTATCAGAATGGTGGAAAACTGCCAAATAAGCCTGAAGCACTCAAAGTTTTATGCCGTGGCATAGCCGTGGCATTGCCAGTGCTTGCCAACTTCTATGTTGATGGTGAATTTTTACGACACAAGCGAGTAGACAAAGTTATGCGAGATTTCTCAGAAATGTCTGCCAGACAAAGTGCGAATGCTAAAAAACGTTGGATTAAAGATACAAAAGAACCCATGCCACGGCATGAAAGTGGCATAGCCATGGCATCCGAACGGCAATACCAATCAAAATCAAAATTAAAATCAAAAGAAAGCATTCAAGGTTTAGTGAATAAACCATGTTTAGTTAGCGAAGGCTCAGAAACTTACAACACAGCAAAGCAGTTATGCGAAACAGAAGGGATCAGATTTGGTATTCCTTACCAGTATTTCAAGAAATTCGAGATGGAATACGATAGTAAGAATATCCTTGAAGGAGTCAAGTCTGCTGCTTCTTACATGCTCTCCAAGGGAAATGACTCACTCTCCTATGCGAATGTTCAGCGCTTCATGAGAGATTTCCCATTCAAGGCAAGAGACACAGTCAAAGATGATCCTCAGAAATCAGCAGCTTACGAGGCAGCTATGAGCAGAGAAGAACACCTCAAGACCAAGGAGCTGCAGAAGGCTATAAGACTTAAGAAACTTAACCAAAACGAACATGAAAACATTACAAGCACATCACAAGAGCCAGTTGGAAATTGAGATACTCAGATCTATCTCATTCACTCCACGCTTTTTAGAGATGTTTGACCTCAAGGAAGACGACTTTGGAACACCTGTAAATATCAAGATCTTCAAACGCATGGTAGATTTGAGAATGGAGAACAAGGAAATCAATCTGATGAACCTCTACGCACATGGCAAGCTCACTGTGGATGATTTGCGTGGGGTTATTTCGACCGATTCCATGTTTACCGACAAAATCTACTACCAGTTGCCAAAGGACTTTATAAACGCATGTCAAATACTTCGTGAAGATAACAACAAGCGAAAGATTTTGAGATATGTTGAGTGGGCTGACAACAGTGACGACTTCTTACAACAGATGAGAGATATAGAGAATGGTGGCATTGGAAGTCTGAACGAAACATTTGAGAAGCAGCTGGAAGCCTATCTAGAACGTAAGAAGAAACTCAGGGAGCAACAAATAGCTGGCAATCCTATTGGCCTCTTTACCAGCTGGGTAAAGTTCAATGAGCTAGTGGCAGCACAGCCTGGAGAGATGGTAGTAATAGGCGCTAGGCCTAGTATTGGAAAGACTTCTATGGCTCTTGACATTGCAATAGAGGCAGCAGCATTTGGCCAGAAGGTTCTGTTTGTATCCATGGAAATGCCAGAAGACCAAATCTTTGACAAGATATTTGCTTATCTGAATGATGAGCCTATCTGGAAATACAAGTATGGCAAGGCAAGTGAAGCGGATATCAGAAGAGAATTTGAAGCCATTAAGAAGAATTTTATCTTGCGTTATCGACCAAAACTTACTACTGCACAGCTCTCAAGGCTGATATGTTTGGAATCTAATCTAGATGTTGTGGTAGTTGACTATTTGCAGCTATTAAGGGATACTCCTACTAGAGGAGAGAATGAGAATAACAGACTTGGCAAAATATCCAGTAATCTCAAAATGATGGCAGGAGAACACAGAGTTGTAATGATTGTTCCTGCTCAGCTTAATCGTGAGAATGAGAAGGCAAAGAGAGAGCCAATGCTGTCAGATCTGAGAGACTCAGGCTGCATAGAACAAGACGCTGACATTGTTGGATTATTACACAGGAGCGACAGGGCAGCTACAGATGCCAAGCTGATCATAGCAAAGAACCGTAACGGTAAAACAGGTGTATTGCACTTTTGGTTTGCCCCAGAAGTCAGCAAATTCAAGGAAGCTAACGAAATTATCAATGACTGATAGAGAGATAACAGATTATGACAGGCAAAAGATGATACAGCTCAACAGAGTATCTCAATTATTTCTTGACACGATCTGTACTACATTCGATACTAACGATGTAGTTATCTCCTTTGGCTACATGACTCCTAACGGAATAATAGCCAGCAGATGTATAGTTGCAAATCATGCAAAGAATGTAGATATGATCATCTTTCAGATGACTTGGAGCATATATAACTCCATCAATAACAAAGGTTTAGAATCTATTTAGCACATAACAATACGCATATGCAAAAGGTCAAAGTAAAAACAGTTCAAGTTCCCTTCGGCTTGGAAGACACTATTGCCAACAGAGTGAATGAAGAGCTGGACTCTTTGGGAATAACCAGAGAGACACTAGTCAGTATAGATATTAAGCCAGTGCCTATGTATCAGATATCAGCAGGGAACGGAGATATTAAGATCAATAATGGAGCAGTTGCTACTATCATTTACCTAGTGGACAAATGGTAGAGACTGTTAGCACCCCAGAAGAAGAGTGCTACTATGAGCTAGCCATCTTGTACGCCTCTGATATAGGAGCTGAGATAGATTATACATTGCTGGAATATGCAGTGGTTACAGCAGCCATCAGACATAGGCTTAGAGGAGTAAATGCACAGTTCATAGAAGACAGTATTGAGGATTTGTGTCAGGCCGAAAACATTACAATACATTTAATTATGGCACGTGACAAAATTAGTTGACATTCGCAAACAGATCAGTAATAATTTATTTATAATCTCATAACAATCAGAACAATGAGTAAACGAAAGAAGCCAGTATTTAATCTCCTCATGCCTGCAGAAGTAGAGCTAGAGGGATTGAAGTTTGTTATCCGACCAGAGACAAGCGACTGGAAGAGTATCGCAGAAGTTGTAGGCCAGAGGGCTTACGAGAGACAATATTTCAAGGTAGAAGAAGGTGAGACTTGGCTTGACCTTGGAACATACGTTGGAGCATTCTCAGTATGGGCAGCTAGCAAAGGGGCAAAGGTTATTGCCTTCGAGCCAGACAAATCTGCTTATGAGATGGCACAACAGAATATCATGTTCAACGAATTGTCAGACAGAGTAGAGCTGCTAAATGTAGCTGTAGACTTGGAGGCTGGCATTAAACCATTCTATGTCAACAGCATGAATGGTAATCTGTGGAGAAATAGCTTGATCCATAAATGGGGCGGTGGCACAGAGACTCAAATCACAGCTGTAGATTGGAGAGCTTGGCTTAAAGATGGCATCTGTATTAAGATGGATATTGAAGGCTCAGAAGTTCCATTGCTTGAGAATCTTCCTGAAGATGTAAAGATCAAGAAGATGGTATTCGAGTATTCCTTTGACATTTGGCCAAGTATTGCCAAGTACAATGAAATTATCGAGAAGCTTAAGACAAGATTCAGAGTAGTCAAGTATAAGAAAATCAAACCAGAAGTAACTGAATGGCCTCAGAGCTGGCAGCCAGCCAACGCCATGATCTTCTGCTATAATTAACAGACAAATCTTTTATATCATAACCCAAACAAACATGAGACTTGTCATACTAGAGGGCGCTGACGGTGTAGGAAAGAGCACTGCAATAGCCAACCTCGATTATCTTTACAAAGATAATGAGAATTACAAATTCTTCCACGTACCAAAGCCTGCCAAAGATTTGTCTATGAAGACAAAGATGGTGGAGTATTGGAGAGATATGCTGACTAAGGCTTTCTCAGGATACGAGTTTACACATGACTCAGTATTCATTATGGACAGATCACCAGTAGGGAATCTGATCTATGGCAAGAGAAAGAAAGACCAGCCCTATCTTACTTACGACCAGTTAGTAGATATATTCGACTGGCTGGCCGTGGGTTTTGATAGAGTTGACGTTATTCTTCTGCATTGCAGCGATGAAGTATTGAAGCAGCGTGTAGATTCTAGAGGTGACGACTATGTCAAGTCAGATGAGCTTATTGGCATTCAGAATGATTACTTGGAAGTCTGGAAGAAGCTGGACAGGAATTACAAGATCAGAGGCGATATCTACTTCTGGAAAGCACCTAGAGACGGCACAGAGCACAGAATTGTAGATTATATCCAAGATAAATTAGCAAGGAATTAATAATTTAACCAAACAAACAAATGCTATATTCGTACACAGATGCAGAGAGGATCAAGACTATCTATCCACACCTAATAAGAGACTTGCTGACTTACGGCAAGGAAGCTGCAAAGCCTAGAGGCAAGGCGACCAAAGAGCAATACAATGTTGGCTTTGTTCTTACTGATGCTCATAATAGCGTAGTCACTAGCCCACTACGCAAATTCAACTATGCTTACGCTGCTATTGAGATGGTAGGATTATTGCAGCATGGCATGAAGAATGTAGAGCCATATACTTACTACAATTCAGTAATGAAGAGCTTCCTGAACACTGATACTAATCAGTGGGATGGTAGCTATGCTACACGCTTAACAATGTACGAGCAGCTAAGAGAGATGTACAAGATATTGAAAGCTGATCCAGATAGCAGACGTGCTGTAATCGGCATCTACAATCCACACCATGACTTCCATGAATACGAGTCAAAAGATATCTGTTGCACTCTTAACCTGATCTTCAGGCTCAGGAACGGCAAATTGAGCCTGACTTGTACTATGAGAAGCAATGACATTCTTCTTGGCCTTCCATACGACCTGACTCAATTCACATTCTTACAATCTGTCCTTGCTAAGTGGCTTGGAGTGGAGATGGGAGAATATTACCACTTCGCTGCAAACTTCCACGCTTATGATACAGACTATGAGAAACTCTGGAATATTGCTAACGAAAATGGAAAGTACGAAGATCCAGAGACGTTCAGCAGCATGCCTGACTGGGATATCGCTGACATTGATGAGACTTTCGCTGATGTACAGAGATTCTTTGCATGGGAGAAGTTCTTAAGAGACATGGACAAGCTTTCAGTTGAAGAATTATCCAAAGCCTTTACTAACAATAATCTTGAGGCGATCAAATCTAAAGTGCTTACAGACCTCTTATTAAATACGATTATTCCATACATCGCAAAGAAAAAGCAGAAGTCTGCGAAAATAGTTTGACTTTGATTTTGGAACGTGAAATAATTAACTCACAATAAGACAGACAGATGGATAAAATACAAAGACAATTCAAAGTTAAGAGAGGAGATAGAACAATTCTATACCCATTCACAACTTACAGCGTTATCTTCCAAGGCAACATGCACAGCCAGATAGCCAATGCGCTGTATAAATATCTTGCTGCTGTTATGACAGAAGGCTGTCCAGCAGAAGATAGGAGATCAGTAACGAGTGAGCCAGTATTGATGATTCCTACTAAGCAAGTCGCTGGAAGTGATCTATCACTAATAACACAGAAGACTGACTATAAGGGTAATGGCAAATATCAGCATGATCTAGTGCAGAGTTATTTTCTGGATAATGACGCACACGCCTTAGCTATTGAAGTACCAGTATGGGATAACGAGCTACTCGGCCATATCGATCTTATCAGACTATTTCCAGACAAGATTCAGGTCTGTGACTTCAAGCCTAAAGCGCACAAAGAATCCAAGGCAGCCAGCCAAGTACATAGATATATTGATCTTCTGAGCCGTGCTACTTGGCTACCACGCCACCTATTCGAGGGTGTATATTTCGATGAACAATACGCATATTATATAACCAAATAATTATATGGCACAAGGTAAAGCAAGTCCAGTCAAAGCGCTGGCAAATGGCTACTTCTCCAAAGATGTTGTAGCAAAATTCGACTCAGTTCCCTTTGAAGACAAACTCACAATCTTGCAGATCACTCCTGCAACATACATCAAGGAACGTGAGATTGGAGGCAAGACTGTAAAATTCATTGAACACACTTATGCTAAGAAGTGCATGAATTTTATATTCAACTTCCTAGTAGATAGTGAAGTAGTGAGAGAAGACTGGAATGAATATCAAGAAGAATATTACGATTATAAAGACAAGAACTGCAAGAAGTCTCAGGCAGGCAAAATCATTCCTATTAAGAAGGAAAGAACAGTGACAGAGGCAAGTGTAGTAATGAAATTCACAATGACATATCCTGATGGATCTATCCACTCAAGAACAGTCAGGGCATCACATAAAGGCTATCCAAATCCAGCACTGACAAAATCCAACATCATGGAAGCTGCACACTCCAAGACATGGAGCAAGCTCGCAGCCACTTATGGAGTCGGTTCAGAACTGGATAAGGTTCAGGAAGACAAGGCTTACGAACAGCCAGAGGAAGTAGAAACAGTAGTAGAAGAAGCAACTGAAAAGTCATTTGCACCTAAAGTAGGATTTTAATATATCATTAATAACAAACGAACATGTCAAATATACCTTACAAAGATTATCTAGAAGCTGCAACAGTAGCAGAGACTAATCTTGTTCCATTTCAGCAACAGGCCAGTAGCATCATTGTTAAAGATGAAGCTACTCAGAGACAGGCAGTAGAAGCAGTGAGCCAAGTCAAAGCTAATCTGAAGAGATTGGAAGACTTGAGAACCTTCTTTACTAAGCCTCTTAATGACCAAGTTAAGGCAATCAATAACAAATTCAAGTTATTGGCTGAGCCTCTTGAAGGTCTTGAAGTTAAACTCAAATCCACCATTACTAAATACATGGTAGAACAAGAGAGACTAGCAAGAGAAGAAGCTGACAGAGTGGCCAAGGTTCAGGCAGAGGAAGCAAGAAAAGCAAGAGAGGCTGCAGAAGCAGCTGAACGAGCAGCAGTAGAATTGCGAAGAAAAGCAGAAGAAGAGGCTAAGAGTGAAGCCCAAAAGCAGAAGCTACTTGACCAAGCTGATAAAGTTGAGGCAGCAGCCAAGGAAGTTGAACAGGCAATTATTGCTAATCCTACAGAAGTTGTAGAAGCGCCAAGCAAGACAGTCCGTTCTGATAGTGGCAAAGCCACCCTCAAGAAGACATGGACTTGGAAAGTAACAGATGAAGCCCTCTTTATGGCCTGCCACCCTGAACTATTCATTATCGATACTAAGGCAGTCAACAAACTTATTGCCAATGGTACTAGAGTCATGGACGGCTTGGAAATTTACGAGGAAGCAAATATTTCAGTAACAGCATGAGGACTATGGAGCAAATGAAAGAGGCGATATCTGAACTGACAGGACAGTTAATAGAGCTAACAAGAAGCAAAGACTTTCTCAGAACTGCAGAGGCTAATAACATTTTACAGATAGTATATGTTTGCAGAAGAGGTCTAGAGTCTGGCGAAATGGGCTTTATGGAAGCAGACGACACATTGCATCAAGTGGCACAACGAGTGCAGTTTCTTTTGGAAAATCCTAACCATGCTGGTCAGCATGAAAAGCACAGACAATGAGTAAACTAAAACCAAAATTCAGTGCTATCGTAACAAATGGCAAACTAATACTAGATGATGCCATAGCCTTTCTGTCTCAGTTGAGATCAATGGAAGGTAAACAGATAGTGCTGACTTTGGAATATAAGAAGAAGTTACGCTCCCTGAAAGAGAATAAGTACTATTGGGGTGTAATTATTGCCATATTATCGGACTGGTCTGGTGAGGAAGATGCAGAGGTTATACATGATGCTCTTAAGCGAAAATTTCTTACTAGCAGAGCTTATAAGGACTTGATCTTCACTGAAAGCACAACTAATTTGTCAACAACAGAATTTGAAGAATATTGCGCTAAGATTAGACAATGGGCTAGCCTGGAGCACAGCGTATATATCCCGTTACCAAACGAACCAATTTCACACCAAATATATGAAGAAGGTATCTAAACTATTAGGGGAGGTAAGAGAGATTCTAGCCGAAACGCCAGAGTCAAGAAACAATGACGTTCTGCTTATCAGAGCCGTGCTTGTAACTTACTATCCAGAGCATGTACAATTTGGCACTAAGTCGGCAAAGCCATTTCTTGATCTGACTAACGAAGAGGCTGTAGGCATGTTCAGCAAGATAGAACGCTGCAGAAGGAAGATTCAGGAGACAGAATTCATGCCTACTAACTGGCTTGTAGCAAAGAGAAGAAGAATAGCAGAGACAACTTGGAGAGCGTATATGACATTTAATAATAACTAATTTTTAACTTTATAAGTTTATGGCAAATAAAAATCAAGAGGGTAAAACATTCAAAATAGTAGGCAAGGATATTTCAGACGGTTATCATACATTTGATGAACTGTATGAACATAGAATAGCTTTGTTTATTGCTTTGTGCAGGTCAATAACTGCTATGCAGGATTTTCATGAGTTGACCACAGGAGGCAAGAAAAAACCTATTGTTTGGAGATCAGAGAAGCATTCTGATGGTACATCTATGAAAGGTTGGTTTATAATGGGAATTTTAAAAAGCCATGGAGAACAAATAACTTATCATTTACCTATGGACAGATGGCTTGCTTGTGGGTTTGCAGAAACACTTGATCAAGCCCCTGAGTTTGATGGGCATACTTCAGAAGATGTAGTTAGAAGATTAAATCTTTTATAATTATGACTCAACTAATATTTGGCGATCCAGAAAGCATTAAGCTGGCAAAAGAAGGTGAAATACCTGCAGATCTAGAGGATAAAGAAACTGAGATAGATGAAGTAGAAGGCTGTGAAGATGCTTGTCCACACTGTGATCATACTGGATACGAATGTGCGAACTGTGGAGCTTACTCAGAAGCAATCAATGAATTATGGCTCATTGATCTTGAACAGAATAAACGCTGCAAACATTGTAAATATAAATTCAAATACGTATGAAGAAAATCAAATGCCCAAATTGTGAAGAGAAGATTATCATTTATCCTAAATGCGAACACTGCAAGAAGGATATCAAGAGAGGCGTTGGCCTTCTGAATATGTACGTTCAAAGCCCTACTAACAAGTATCAAGGCAGTGGACGCTATTGGAGAGAGTGGACAAAATGCAGGCTTTGCCCTTCTTGCTACAAGAAAGCTATAGTCAAGCTCAAGGAAATATTTGGTTTCATAGCATCAAGCAAATGAAAGAGAACTTCACAACTAGGCCATATAAGAATGATACAGCCCTGACGGGCAAGAACCTTAAAAAGGCTATCAAGTATCTCAAAGATATGCAGGAACGGACTTGGAGAGTTATTAACAGATATACCTACAAGGGCAAGGGAAGACCAAAGAAGAGCGACTACAGAGAAATGACAGCATGGGAGATAAGTAGAATGCACGCTGATATAAGAATGGCGAAGCTATTCAATGGAGCTTTCAAGACAAGCTATGTTTTTAAAGGTAAGCCACTATGCGCACAGAAGCACTATATTGATAAAACAATAACATCATGAGCGAATCATTTGGACAAAAACTACACCCCATACTTCAGGAACTCAATGATGCACTTTGGGAAAGAGAAGCTAATCTTCCTAACACTCCTCATGATTTTACTGAAAATGATATTCTCTTTGCTTCCAAGATATTCACTGCTGTGCTGTGGGATTTTCTTTACAAGAAGCAAGAAACAGAAGGGATTTGTATGGACGATAGCCTGGAAGAGGTAAGAGCTGCAGGAGTGGCTATACGAGCGCTTGTATTTCAGTTTACAGGCAAAGACCCTCATCATTTAATGAAACAATACCTCAATGAAACAAAGTAAACGAGAAAAAAGATGGGGCAGCAAAGCTGATTATATGGAAGTTTGCCGTGAGATTTGGGAGGAAAGAAATCATGCTTGCGAACGCTGTGGTCGGCTAATACAAGAGCCAAGATGGCACAACTTTAATCATAAGGAAGGCAGAACCAAGAACTTTATGAATAAGGACACGATAGAGCTTGTTTGCTTCGTATGTCATAGTGCTTACCACGGCATCAAAGAGAAGAATGGGGAATGGCTCGATAACTATTAACATTTTTATAATTCATAAAAACTATATGACAAAGACAGTAAAAAGAGACAGACAGTTTAGCAGTAGTAAAATGCTGCTAGATACAACAGGGCTTGCGGAAGTAAGGGAAGCAAGGGGAATAAGCCGTTATATGCTCCAAAACTACCTGCGTTTCCGTCACCCTTATGTGCAGCAAGTAGAAGCAGGCAGAGTGAAAGTCAATATTCCAAGATTGGCAGCTATTTGTGTTGCCCTTGGCTGCCAGCCAGAAGAGCTTGTGAAACTCAACTTTGAGGCTGTGAAAGACCAAATGGCTGAGTTACGTAAAAAAGGTTTGACTTCAATTTCAGAACGTGACATAATTAAGTCATAAGAATACTTTAACAAACAAATCTTATGACAAAGAAAGACTACACCTTGATTGCAGAAGCATTTTCAGCAGCAAGAGAAAAATGTACTGCTATGGGAGAGAATGACTTTTCTACACTTGATGAGGCTATCTTCTTTATGGCAGAAAGTTTAGCAGCTGAGAATCCTAAATTTGACAGAGACAGATTCGAAGAAGCTTGTCTTAAATAATCATAACTTAACAAACAAATATATGCACGCATCTTGTTTAATCATTATCAAAGCTGACCTCAAAGACGGCACGCCAGAGGAATACGTATCAATGGCCATGAATCCCTTTCAGGAAGAAGACGGCAATGGCTGGTGGGATTGGTTCGTTATTGGTGGAAGGTGGAGCGGACACTTGGAGCAAATCAAGCTGAATCAGAAGAAGCTCAAAGACTTTTGGAAGGAATTCGAAGCACAGGGCTTAGGCTGGATTGGCAAAGATAAGCCAGAAGCACTTCAGAACTCGAGAATGAAGACATTATGGAAAAGTATCTTTGGAGAAGATTCTACACCACTTGTAGGTCGTGATAGATATGATGGAGTATATGAAGACGATCAGCAGGAAGTGAAGAATTTTACAAAAGCACAATTAAAAATCCTAAACACAGCCTCAGTAGTTATCATGGGGGAAGAGAGAATAGAAGATCACCACGCTGAAAAATGGACTGGCCATTCTTGGGAAAGTGATCCAAAATGGGATGCAGAATATTACGACAGATTTCTGGCCAAACTTGAGCCAGAAGACAGACTGGTAATAGTTGACTATCACTCATAACATGAATCAGAGACATGAATTGGAACAGGAATATGTCAGGTTAGTAGCAGCAAATAAAGCAATAGGAGAAATGCCACCATCAGACGAGAGAGCAGCAGCAAGATGCAAGGTAGATAAGATCAAGAATTATATAATCTACTCAGATAAGCTCATCAGCGAACGCAAAGATGTTGGTGTAATCATGGATAGAATTCATGAATTAATAGACGAATTAATAACAAGTATAGCATGACACTTACACAAGAAGAAAGAGACTATAGGCTGTCAATGTATACTCAGTTCTGCAATCTGGATTCCTGCCTACAAGAGTTAGGCGATGGGGCAGTGCAGATAGAAGATGAATTTGACGATGATAGAACGTGGTATCATAATTTTTGTTCGGAAGAGTGTCTGGACAAATTTTTACAAAATAAAACTCAAATGTATGAAGAAAGCGACATTGCAAGAATGGAAGGGAGCAGAGGAAACAAAGAAGGCTCAGCAGCTACAGGAGAGACAGGAAGCGGAAGCGAAGAAGAAAGAAGCTGAATTTAATCTCAAGACATATGATTACGCTGTACTCAAAGAAGGAAAGATCGAACACAGAACACCACATTTACAAGAAGCAATTAACCTAGCCAGAACCATCAACGCAAAAGTTTGGTGGGCTGTTGAAGGTGATCTAGTAAGTGAAGTATCACTAACAAAATAACAATGCACATAACTCATAATAGTAATAATGACTGGAGAGAGGAAGCCCAAATATTAGGTGTTGATCCTCAATTAATTACTTGGATTGCAGCCGTCATTAAAGATGAACGCACAAAAGCAGCAAAGGAAATAGAAGAAGTACAGAGACATCTACAATCTAGGCGCTTTGATTCTATGCCAGTTATAGAGCTACAAAGTATGCTAGATGCAATTAGAGAATCTTTATTATTTCGTCAATAAACAAAACAATGAGAGAACAAATAAAAACCTATCACGAATTCAAAGCTACACCAGAAGGACAAAAACTATACAAATCACCACGCTGGGGAAAGTTTAAACCAGCTCACGTTAATCTTCACCAATGGGAGAATCTCTTAGGTGCTGACGTGAACAATATGAAGCACATGCTATTAACAGCAATATTAACAGGTCTGGCCATTCCTGAAGTCGGAGTGACTAAGGCAGAAGGGGAAGTTTTGTTATGGACAGCTATTACTCATGACTGGGCAGAAGCCGTAGTAGGTGATATTCCATTATATGATAAGACTGCATCAGCTGAGCAAAGAGAACACGCTATTCTTAGACAGATGCTAGAGGCCAGATTGCCTAAGCAGGCTAATGGAATTATGGACGTGATTGGCGATACTCAGAGCAAGCTTGGAAAGATATTCCAAGGCATTGAGTTTGTTGGCTATGTCAGGACTCAACGCAAAGCAGGAGAGATAGCACACATGGTTAGAGATGAAGAATTACAGGATAATCTGATAGCAATGTCGAAGACCAACATAGAACGCAACACCAAGATGGCCTATGCCAGATTACCAGTTGTGACTGTTGAGGGCTTGTTTAAGAGTTAGACAAAAACATTTGACTTTAATTTTCAAACGTGACATAATATAATGATATCTATCATTTAACAAAAACAAATATGAAAGATCACAGTCCAGTACGACAGATCATTAGAGCAATCACAATACTGCTCGTAATATGGACTATAATTATCGTTCCATTGGCAATTGCTCAAATCTTAAACATTATATAAATAAACAAAACAAATATATGAAAATCACTAAAGAAAACTTGAATAACTTTGCTAATACTAAATTTGGCAAATTCGTAATGGCAGTAGGAATGTTCGCAGCAGCTATGACTGTGTTATATTCTCTTGGAGGATATTCCAGCAAGACAGATGCAAGAGATGCTTATATCCCACAAGCGCCTGCAGCAGAAGCAGCTTATAACAAAGCAATCTCTGACCTGCAAGTTCAAGCTGTCAATATCTGCAACAAGCAGCTCAAAGACAAAGCTAGCGCAAAGATTAATGATGAATTGAATTCCAGCGCAAAAGAAGATCCACAAATGGATACTTGGAACGCTATCCGCAAAGCAGATTGCACTAAAGCCAAAGTAACTGTAGAATGGGGTTTTTAGTTGGCCAGTCGGAAAAGCCGAAAACCGACACTCAATCTCTTAAGCCAATTGACAATGAACCTAAAAGACCAGCTGCTGATATCAAAGCGCCTGTACAATCAAGCCCTGCACCTAGCAAGGCAGTCAGCACAGCCTTTGACGTTAGTAGACTCTGTAGAGCAATCGCAGAACACGAAACACACAATTGCAGAGATGGAGGAAACTCAGTAGCCGTAAATAACTGTCACGGCTTCAGGGTGGCAGGCAAATTTTTGCCTTTTAAGGACAAAGCAGACAGTTATGCTAAATGTGAGAGACTGTGGATGTCAGGAGCATATTCAGGCGGTTTGCCAACTCTTGCTGACGCAAAGAAATACTCAGGCAATGACAGAGCCACCACTTGGCAGAAGAATGTAACTCACTTCTATTACACTCTAAAATAGAAGTTGACATAGATACTATTAGCAGACATAATTATACTAACAAATAACAAACATACAGATGAATCATAAGCCAGACGAAACACTAAACCAATTCAATAACTATCGCACTGCACTAGAACGTGAAGCATGGCTAGCAGGATATAAGAAAGGACAGCAGGAAGTGCGAGACAAAATTCAATCGTTTATAGATCAACATTTAACCAAACCAAAACATGATTGATGAAACAATCGAACAATTGGCTCAGGTCGCTCTTGAGATGACTGCGAGCTTACGTAGCCAGCCAGATATTGACGTAGATATAGATAGTGAAGCCAATGAAGTAGCCTTCACAGTGAAAGGGGATTTCAGCGATAAGGCACAAGTGTCTGATGATGTTGACTTCCATCTGCTGAGAGAGGCTGCTGAACAGAGAGGCTACTCACTGGAAGAGGTTAAATTTGAGCCGAACGAAGCAGATCCAACACTTGGGGAGCTTAGCTTTATCTGCAAGATCAAACAAGCAGAGAATCCAGAAGCAACAGTATAATTATAGACGACCATGAATAAGAACAATGACGGCGCTAAGAACATACGTTCAGCCCTACAACAAGCACAATCAGAAGCAGACAAATGGCAGAAAGAGAATCCAGGCAAGCAATTACCTAGAACCCTGCAAAATAATCTGCTTCTGGCTGAAAAACTAGAAGAAGAAATTAACTGATCCAATGAAACAAACAACAATAGTAATTGACAACTTTAAGCCTGTATCTGTTAACCACTCCTACAGCCAGAATCATGGTAGACGCTACCTTGATCCAAGAGCACAGGAAGCTAAGGAGGTTATGGCTTGGGCTGCAAAAGCAGCCTGCAAGCATACTCCTATAGATACAGCAGTAGAGGTTGTTATTACTCTTGTATTTCCAAATAAACAGCGAAGAGACCTTGACAATTATGTCAAGCTTATTCTCGATTCGCTTACTGGAATTTGTTTCATAGATGACAGCCAGATAACAGACTTAACTGTTATGAAGAGATTCCAGAAGAATCCAGCTGTCACGATAGAAGTAAATGAATTAGGCTAGAGAGCGCACATATTCCATTACACCGTGTGCTATAGCTTCTGCAGCCCTGTCAATATTGGCTTGGATAGTAGAAGCATCGCCAAAATTTGATATAAAGCCTGTCTCAACTACATTGTATGGGCAAAGTGCATCATCAATGTATAGACGGCCAAAACGACTGTTCTTTGAATCATTGATAGCACGAGGTCTTAGAGGAATAATATTATAGCTTGTCCATGATCTTATAAGAGATTCTGCAAGGTTGATAGTCCCTTTGACCAGTCCATTCTTCTGATGCCAGACTTCATGGCCATGAGGTTGAGAAGTGATGCTACTATTCATGTGGATAGCAATACCAAGACACCTGTTAGGAGATAATCTATTTTCTCTGATAACGGTGTTGACGAAGTGCATTTTCTTACGAATATTGGCTTCAGTTTCTACACCTACACCCTGAATTGTCACACCCTTCAGTTCTTCGCTAGACTTGCTCTGTAGAATGGATATAACACGATTTGCGAGACGCACAGCGAAGTCACGCTCTTTATAGAGCTGAGCACCGTGCCACTTGCAAGCTCCTGGATCAGTTAAGCCAGTGAGTCCTTTGCCGTGTCCTGCTTCAATGAATATTGCTTGAATAGACATAATTGTATTTTTATATAATAAAAACGAACTAACTATGATACCAGCTGAGAAATTAATCAATCATTCTGTCGCTCCTGTCGCCGTGAAGCTCACAAGAGCCGAGGCCAGAAGAATCAAGAACCGTTCTGCAGCAGACAAACTTGCAAACAGTGTGCGTAAGACCCCTGTGCGTCAATACATCGTGAAGCACAACAAACAGTTCAGACTTGTCACTCAGTACAGGCTTGTGGGCAAGAATTGCTTTCACAGCGAGATTGGCAGGGTGGTGGATTCGAGTGAAGTGGAAATAGATCCAGTGACCAAGAGACCTCAATTTATTAATCAAAAATCTAATGAAATACTTGGAAAGAATAACTAGTAATATGCCTATTGCCATGATGAAAATCGTTGGATATGTCATTATTATTGGTAGTATTTTAATGTATGTAGCAGCATTCGTAATTCTCCTTGCATTATTTAAATGGGCTTGGGCGTTCGTGTTTTAAACAAACGCCCTAAGAGTGCTTTAGCACATCTTTCCACCGCCTTTACCCTTCTTTTTCTTTGCCATAGCTTATAGCTTGTTAAAGAGTATTATTTATTGTATACAGCCTTTCTTGCTCCCATAGAGAATAGCTGAGCAAGAGCGTTCATAGCAGCATCGCTTATAGGCTTCTTGGCTGACTCTGCAGCTTTCTTGACTGCTGCCTTAGGTGTAGCTTTCAATAAATTCACAAGAGCATCACTCTTGACTTTAGCTGCATTTCCAGATAGGATCTCAGTTATTTGCTTAGCAGCCTGAGCGCCTTCTAGCATATTCATTCCAGCACCCACTCCTGGGATTAGTCTTGCAATAGAGGAAATAGCTCCCTTTGTGCTTCCTTCTAATGAGCGAGGATTGACAGCGCCAGTAGCACGAGCTGCAATATTAGCCAGAATAGCCTTTTGATTTAGATCTCCTGGACTCTGTAAGCCATATTGTTCTGCTATCTTCTTTATGGCGTCTACGCCCTGTTGAGATTTACGTGGAGCATTGCCAAGTAATTTACTGAGCATCTGATCACCTGCATAAGTCACCTCTCCATTTCCTAGTGGCACTTTTGCTGCGCCCTTAACTTTGTTGAGGAGCTTGACCAGATTGGCAAAGTCTGCCTTTGCTGACTTGAATTCAGGCGCTACAGTTCCAACAGCTTCATCAATTAATCCTTTGGATTTGCTCAACAGGGCATTAGCTTCTGAGGACTTGAAGCCAGAAGATTTTAGTAGGCCTGTTAATTCGTTGATCTGACCTGTACGAGCTTCTAGATCACGAGCGTTAATATTCTTATGCTTCAATAAGTCAAAGATATCTTGGAATTGCTTCTGTGCAGCTGTGTTAGCTTTAATACGGCTACTAGAGAAGTCCAGAGTTCCATCAGGAAGTATCTTAGCATTAAGATCTTCACGTAGCATTCTCTGAAGAGCATTCTTCTGATCTTGTGCTGTCTTGATAGACAAATCACCAAGACCCTTTCGCATCTCTCCTATAGCACTACCTTTCTTCTTTAATACATCTTGAGCCTGTGGAATAAAGTCTTCCACGCCTTGCCCTGCAGCCTTGAATGGATCAGGAGCACCATAATTAGTGGCGTTCTGTTTGGCTTGTTCCATAAGTTTAATAAAATCATCTTGCTGAGAAGCAGGAAGCTCTTTGATGTAGTTGATATCACGTTCCTCTATGCCAAGTGACTTGGCCTTCTCAATTGCCTTTTCAAAAGATTTGGCTTGTGTTTCGGCTAACTTGACTTCTTTGGCCTTGTTCAGTTTGTTGCCGATTAAGCCAGTAACACCAGTGACTAGACCTGCAAGAGCACCTTCAGTTAAGCCACGAGTGGCAATATCTTGAAAGGTAGATTCTTGTTTCTGCATCTCTTTACCTGAGCCTTGTAGCAAGCCTTGCAGTGCAGCTTTACCAACTTTGGGCAGAAGTTTGACGCCTTTGCCTACTGGGATAAGAGTAGCTCCAAAATCAATAGCAGTACCTGCTGTATTCTTAGCATCTTTCTGAGGATTGATTTCACCTAATCCCCAAATGTCAGCAGATTCGTTTCTTTGCTTTTCGCCTTCTTTCATGAAGGCATCATAGTTAAGCAAATTTGGCACTTGCCTGATAGATTGTAAGCCTCCATAACCTGCCATGGCAGTGGCCTTGACGGCTGGCTTTACAGCATATTCCATAGCTCCTTGCCCTACTGTCTGAGCAGCACCGCTAGCAAAATCACCAACAGCACCAGCTGTGTTTTTCATGACTTCCAATTCAGAAGGAAGTAGATTACTTCCTGATACAGCCTTAGAGAGCCTATTGACATTGGCCACTGGATCAAGTACATCACCTGTTACTTTTAGGGCTTGTCCTGGTAGTGCAAGAGCGCTATTAGCAATATCGCCTGCTTGCTCATACCAAGGCTTTCCTTGCTGAGCTTGCATTTCGCTCTTAGGAATAGGCTGTGGTTCAGGTGGTGAGATTCCTTCAATGGTGTAACCTTTGGCCATCAGCTTGCGCACGGCATCAACTTTCTGCTGGTCAGTCATGCCAGCAGTTGTTCTTTGGAGTTGGTCTTTAGTGATTAGAGCCATTATTTCAAAGCGTTAAGAATTTCATCATCTGTTACCTGTGGAGCAGCGGTAGCACTAGAACTTGAACCGCCACCAGCTGCAAGAGCGTTACGAATAGTAAGAAGTGTCTGTAAACCTTTCACTGTAGTGTTGGCTGCAGACTTGCCCCATGTGGTGAGGTTTTCCATTGATTGCTTCTGCTGTTCAGGAGTCTTGACATATCCTATCTGGTCAAGAGCGCTGTTCATCGCATCAAGGCTGTCAAAGCGACCGTTAGTAATATTGTATACCTTGTCATTGAGTTGTCTAGTTGCTCTTGTGGAGAGTTCATCAATTAAGATTTCATTCTCGTTAGGAGAGGTGTTGAATTTATCTGATTGCCATGGCTTGTCAAGAGAAGGGAACTGTTGCATCAAGTTGGCTCTTTCTGAATCAGATATAGCAGCGCCAGATATAGCTTTAGCATAGTTGGCAAAAGCATTATTGATTCTGGCTTCCAGCCTAATAGCATCTTCTGGCCTCTTCTGCTTCATCTTCTTCATTATTTCGTTCATAGTACCTTCTACTAGACCAGACTTCTGGCCTGCTTCCTTGAAGGCTGCCAGAGCGTCTTTAACTTCTTGATAGTCTTTGTTCAAACTCTTCGCATCATTCAGATCACTCTTGACTGTGGCAGATTGTTTGCCGATAATAGCATTGTAGGCCAACTGTCTGGCTGTCTTGCCATCGCCTTTAGCTAGAGTGTCATAGAATTCCTTCTTGTTTCTGGCAAGAGCCTTGCCACCTTCTGCATCGCCATAAGCGGAAGTGAAAGCTGCATCTACCCAAGAAGTATCTACTCCATCAGGAGCATTGAAAGTAGGATTATCTTTGTTTTCAAAATATGTCTTGACAGCATCTTCAGTTATTCCCTGCTGAGCAAGTAAACGCTTCTCTTTGACGTCCATTTTCTTATAATCATCATAAGAGATAACGAAATTATCCATTATGGAATTAGAGGTGTTGTTGTTCGTAGTACCACCGTCAGTGCCACCGACATTAGGAGTCAGCATTGGCTGGCCTCCATCTGTTTTACCGTTAAGGGGTAAGCGAGCATAGCCGTAGATTTTCTTGTCATTTATACTAACATTCCAGCCGTGTCTCACTACGCCAGCACCAACATAGTTAGCATCTGTTAGGATAAGATTACCGTCTTTGCCCATTCCTTCAACAATAGCCTTGTGAGGAATATTCTTGTCTCCTGTATCCATGAACACTACATCGCCTACCTGAGGGGCATAGGCTCCAGGCTTACCACCATAATTCTTGATAAGCATATCTGCATTTGCAAAGTCACTGCCTAGCATTCTACTAGCAAGGAATTGATCATTAATATACTCTCCACATTGGAGCTTGCCGTATTTTGGTGAAGGGTAAGATTTGCCGTTTACCAGAGCGCTAGAGATTACATTATTAATTCCAAGTCTCATATTAAGAGACGAGAGAGTACTTTGGCTAAAATCACCACTCTGATAATTTCCTAGTGCGTTTTGAAAAGCAATAAGATCAGGATCACGATAAGTAATTTGCTGGCCGTTAGTGCCAAGTATAGCTCTTCCATTGGAGTCAACTAAATGTCCAAATTGTTTTGAAAGTGTTTCGTCATATTGGCCTACAAAAGGCTTAGGCTGGCCACCTTCTGGAATTCCAATAGGTTGACCGTACTTGTTAGCATAGTAGCCAAGTGCAGTAGATTGTGAGAGGTCAAATGTTTCCTTCTCAAGTTTTTCCTTCTCAAGAGCCTTCTTCTCAACATATAATCCATCAACAGCTGTAGAGATTCTGTCTGCATGTTCTTGATCAATTGTATCAAGCTTATTGTAGTATTCCTTGACAGCATCTCTTGCAGCCTGCTTCTTCTCTTGAGCAGACATGAGCACTTGCTCATCAATGCTGGTGAGTTCTTTGTTGAGAGTGGAGAGGGTAGTAAGAGCGGAAGTCTTTCTATCCATCTCGATAGATTTTAGAGCAGTGGAGTAACTTTTCTCAATTTCTATTGCCTTGAAGGCGAATTCAGCCTTGCCAATAGCAGTAGAGGCACGAAGATCATCAAGACCTGCTTGTGCTCTTTCCTTTTGTTTCAAAATAGTTGTGAGGCCTTCACTTCCGAAAGCAGCGCCAAGCTGAGCGCCTACGGCTCTACGTACAGCCAGCTCATTTTCATCATTTGACTGTAGTCTGGATCTCTCAGCTTTGTCCATGTCCAGAGAGTACTGAGCTTGCGCTTGTTCATTCTGGAATTTGGTCTTCTGATATTCCTGTTCAGATATAGCCTTCTGGACTTCTGCAGAATCATTGTTGATCTGAAGGGCTTGATTAGCCAGATCAGTCTTCTTGGCCTTGATATCGCCATACATGGACTCCACCATCTTCTGTTCATCGGCAAGATCTTTCTGAACAAATTGGTTGTATCCTGTTGCTCTCTCAGTAGCAGCCTTATCAGCTTGCTCTTGAGGAGTAAGTACAGCCTTCATCTTGTTGATCTGATCCTGAGTAATGCCACTAGCCAGTAATTGAGTCTCATCGAATCCCTTATATTGAGCAGCAGAAGACAGAGCCTCGCTAGTAGCTGTAGGGATAGGAGTAGCAGGAGCAGAAGGGGCTACAGTCTTTGGAGCTGGGGTTGATGTAGGAGTTGGTGAAGGTGCAGCCGTTGGAGTAGGTGTAGGAGTGGGCTTGGTAGGAGCAGGGGCTACAGTAGGCTTAGGAGCTGTAGGAGTGGGAGCAGTTCCATAATTTGCCCCTGTCGCTTTTGCGAGCGCATCAAGTTCAGCCTGTCTTTGGGCTTGTGTTTTTTGTGATAATAATTGCTCAGCCATGGAGATTTATTTTAGAGTAGATTTGCGAATTCTTCTTGTTCTGCTAATGTAGCAGTACCGAGAGTTACTTTTTTGATAAGTTCAAACTTTCTATTTCTGGTATCGACAGCAGACTGTTCGAGAGCCTTAACCGCTTCTTCTTGTTTCTCTTTTCTGTCAGAAGGCTTAGTAGTAACAACGCCTTCAATGATTTCCCAGTCTTTTGTTCCTTCTTCCACGGCTAACTTGTCCTCTAGACTTACTTCGAAGGGAAAACTAGAATAGGAATTAACAGAGCCGTCCTCTTCTGTTACAAGCTCAGTAAGAGGCCAATTGGCTGATGTGACGCCCGTAGGCTTTTGTAAAAAGTGTAGTATCATATTAGGCTATGGCTAAGAATTTAAGGACTAGTGTTTCACTATTACCAGTAGTTACATTTCTGTTAAAGTACACACTGTTGTTTGTCATGTACATAGAGGCAATCAGGGAAGGAGGATATGGACTAGTTGTATTGCCAATTATCTGTCCATTAGAAGTAAGAGTAGAAAGACAATATCTTGTTACTGGGCCAGTTGCTTGCACGGTAGCGAGAGACGAACCATATTCCATATGGCTCTTCTGATTGCTCTGTCCAAAGGCAAAACCACCTGAGGCTAGAGTAGCCTCCCAAACAATTAACGAAGGGGCAAAGCCTAGTATAAATTGAGTTGTTACATTCTCTGCTCCTGCTGCCATCACAAGATTAGCAGTTCCATAAATACTTCTCATTCTAGGTGACAATACAATCTGTGTAGTGCTAAGAGCTAAACCGATTTCATAAGGATAAGTGCCAGCTGTTAATTCAAGGCCACCTGCTGTATCACTGAGATATACAGGCTCTCCTGCTATGCCTCTGAATTTCATGGAGAAGTATCTATCAAAAGTCGCTTCTGCTGTCCAAGATGAACCAGAGTTAGCAGAAGTGACAGAAGTTCCACCAGCGTAGACATCTGTGTTTTGGTAGTTCCAAGTAATATAAGCAGCACCAGATACACCTGCTCCTGGATCAAGAATAATAGCGTATTGAGTTCCTGGAGTTATGGAGACTGGAACTGTGAAAGTAAATTCATTTGTTCCTGTGGCAATAGAAGAATAAGCCAGTGTTGCAGTTCCTAGATCACCACCAATAGGAAGTCCAGCAGACACGGCTCTGATACGGATAGTGGCATTGCCAGTAGGCGCTCCTGTCTTTGTAAGATACAGAGTTACAGCGCCCAGATTGTCTTCTCCTGCAAGAGCGCCAGCAGTAAATACTTGTGCTCTCCACTTGGTAGAGGCATCTTGAGCATCTGTGGCCGTGTTCTGTGTGGTGTTAGTAGGAGTTCCAGCCCATAATCTGCATTTAGCTCTTTGAGTCAAGGTGAACGCATTTACTGTAGCAACAATTCCAGTAGGCACGAATTGGATTGCATCTCCTGCATTGCCAGCGTTCTTTGCAATTCCAGCAAAGAGCCATTCAACATTCATTCCTGGATCGTTTGAATCTGCTAATCCTAATCTAGTATTGCCATTGAATGCAACAGCTTGCTTATTGGCAATGGTTACATCGGCCACGCCTGCTGTAGAGAGTTCAGCAACAGCTGGCATATTAGCGGTAACGAAGGCTACACCGTTAGTTGTTCTTAGTGGATCAAGCGCAAGATTAAGCCTCTCATCTCCACCACCACTTGTAATGGATTTGACAAGCGCTTCGCTGACCGTGATTTTAGTATTTAAAAAGCCCTCAGTTGTATCTGCCACGCTGACCTTGGCTTTGTCATTAGAACCTGCAAGGGAAGCGAGTTGAGAGAGGCTCTTCTGAGATTGGCTAGCTGAACGGAAATAGAGTTCGGTTCCATCTGAATAGATCCACTGATTGGCATTGCTGAAGAAGAACTTATTGCTGCCACTAATTGTCTGAGCAGCAGAGAAAGTATTTGCCCTATCAGTATTGGCCTTTTTATTATAAAGAGCGTGGTAATTCGAGAGTTCCACTACACAAGCGCCACCAGAATGTTGACTGCCAGTTCCACTACCTGAGAAGTCGTTGAGAGTCAGGGTGAGGTCACGGACAACATCAACAAGGGTAGTAACGCCTGCACTAACGACTGTACCACCAAAAGATATAAACTCTTCACGAGTAGTATCAGGATCAAAGCGTAGAACGCCTGACGTAATTGCAAGGGCATAGTTGAGTTTGATGTTAGTGGTTTGTGTTGGAGAAATGGTACTCTTGAGAGTAGTCTTGACTCCTGATTCCACGTCATAGCTTGTAGAGAGTACAGCCATTGTATTATTGAGTTATAAACTAGGTACGAACCTTTCTGTCAAATTTTCGGCTGTAGAAGCCATTAATCTCCTGTTCAGTTATTTCAAAAATCTGTCCTTCTCCATCTACAATGAATTCAACTGACATTATGCGTGTATCTCTGCGTTTTTTCAACAGTTTTTCGAATTCAAAAGGGAAAGCAAATTGAGAAGTAGTAGTGCTTATTCCTACGCCAGTGCCGATACGCATACGGCCAATAGGTGAACCACCTGTTAACTGTATCTGAGTATCTGTTATGTGATATTGCTGGATAATCTCATCATCAAAGTAAATATTAACCAGAATGTCACAGCCTGTGCCTAGCAGCCCTCTGATATACTGAGCTTGGAAGTATTTACTGATTCGGCTTGAGCCAGCATTAAAATCAGCGAGCTTGACTTCTGAACGAATGCCAACACCATTATCATCATAGCCAACTTCATCTTGGTAGATTTTAGGCTCTACATTTGATCCCCAGTAAGTTTCGCCTTTGTGAAAGACGGCTGTGCCTGCAGGCTTGCCAGTATCTCTTGACCATGGTTTTTCTGGAATGTTGCTATCCATCACGAAAGTAACATCAGCATTGTTCTTCTTCACCCAAAGTTTGAGCAACTTCTGGTGAGGATTGAAGTGAAGTACAGCGCCAGACTGATCGGCATCAAGTGTCTTGAGTTCTTCGAAGATCTTGCCATCAAATGAGGAAGATACAGAAGGAAACTCAGAAGCCAGTCCTTGCTGTTCTCCTATCTCCTTAATGGACTTGCCTGTGAAGACAAGTATTTGGTCATCTGCTTGACAGACTGAGCGTGTACTTGCAGCACCGTAAGTGTCTGTAAGAGGTTCAATAATAGGAATTCCGCTGGAATCAAATCCAGAGCAGATAAAGATAGATGTTTTCTTAATAATCAGCGCATAGCGCTTAGTCTTGACGATATTCAAGATATTACTCTTATCACCTACAGGAATATAGCCTGAGCCAGTGCCTGCAAAGTCATAGAAGTATTCAGGATTGATGCCAGTAGCACCACGGCTATAGAACATTGTATTGCCCTGATAAGTCTTTGTGGATTCTCCAGGATTACCAGCAGCAAGCCAAGTATTCTGGAATTCACAGCCAAAGCCTATCTTTGGAGCAGAGCTAAGACTAGTGACTTGATAGATCAGAGCACCAGCAACAGGGCTAAGAGCCACTGTAGCAGCAGTGATTGTTAATACATCATTTGTCTTGGCAGTGACGGTTATATCATCGTATCCAAGAGCAGAAATAACACGCACAGTTCCAGTAGCTGTAAATCTCCAGCCCTGTCCAGAACTTACAGTAACACTAGTAGAAGTTAGAGCAACTAAATCAGTAGTTGTCTTGCTTCTTGCGATTCTTAAGGGGAAGTTAACGCCATTCATAACATATAGATCGCCAGAGAAAGATAGGAACTCTACAGGAGCAGTAGTGTCAAGCCCTGAGTATAATTCAAAGGCATCTGTGAAGTCGTCTACTTCGACAAAGATTTTACCATTAGCAACAAAGTAGGCTTCATCGCCATTAGAGAAAGAGCCTTGTATTCCATTGCTACCAACGCCAGAGAAATTAGTCATACTACGTTCATAATATCCTGGTCTGTTAGTGAAGCCACCTCCAAGCTTAAAGCGCACATTTAGGGCTTTAGCGAGTTGATTAGGCTTGAGCAATGTCTTCTCTATGCCGAATACTTCGCCACCATTGAAATTAGCTGATATGATTGGATCAAACCTTTGTGGCATGAGATATGGTTAACGGTTACTATGACCCCAGCTCGAACGGCCTCCAATGCCTAGGCGTCTAGCAGGATTATCCCACTTAGTACGTATTGGCACACGACCACCCATGTGTTGTTTGCTGTCGAAGACAGAGGCTTTCAGCAGTACTTTGTCTGCTAAGCCGTCATGATCTTTAGCTAGCGCATTCTCTTCTAAATGTCTATATAGTCTAGCAGATACTTTGAAGTTGATATAATTCCAGTATGGCTGAGGTATTTCTACGTAAGCATAATCTGGATTGTCAGGCGTGATCATGCTCTTCTGAGCATAGCTGAATTTGATTCTCTTGCTGGAAGTATGATAAGGGAAAGCAAAGTATTTCTTGACATCACCGTCAGAAGTCCTGACTTCCAGTTGCCAGTATCTTCCTGCACTAGGTTCTGTATTCATGCCTGTATCTTCTGGATAGTAAGGCACATCTTCTACCCACATTGATATAATCTTGTTAAAGTCCGTAGGAACTTGGTAGAGTAGTAAGCAGCGTTCGCCAGCTATATGATCTCTCTGGATATCAGCCTGATTAAGTGTGAGGGTATTTACTCCATCATTGCCACTATAGGCCATTGGATTATAATCACAGAGGAATCTGCCAAGACCTGGCCAGTCGCTTGTATCTCCAAGGACAGCTTGTGTATCTCCTGGATCAAAGGCAGTAGTAACAGTAGTGTCAGGTAGGATATATTGAGTTTTATATTTCTTTCTCCAAGTCCACGCCCTGTAGTTGATGAATTCAGCATTCGCTTCCATGATGTATTTCAGTACAGCTGTAGAGCTAGTGCCTTCATTGTCATTGTCTTCATCAAGACCAAATTCCTGCATCAGCTCTGTACGGAATGCGCTGATTGTCTTTGTCTCTAGGCCTGTAGGAGTAGCAACACTTGGCTCAGTAGTATGATAATCCACTCGAATGCTGACCGTAGGAGCATCACTAAGAGTTAGGACAGCCCCAAGTATTGTATAAGAGCCAAAATAGATAGCACCATCGACAATAATATCATCTATTTGGTAGATATCATTTGCCAGAGTGAATATTGTATTCACTCCGTTAATAGCGCCTGTTGGTGTCTCTTTGTATATAAACATTGCTTAGTTGTTAACGTAGTAGTCTATGTAGAGACTTGTATTTGGAGCGTCATCTAGCGTTATGTGTTTGGCTTGTTTTGTAAAACTTCCTTCGTAATATTCCCCATCAATGAAGATATCGTCTACGAGAGCAATATCATGCAGCAGATCAAAGTCTACATTTGTTCCGTTAATAGCGCCTGTGGGGATTTCTTTAGTTATTAGTATCATTTTAGTCTATGTCAAGAAGTTCGAACAGAAGGCCGTTAATAGTAGCAAGAGTAGAGAAGTATCTACCCAAGTAAAGCTTATTGTATTTAACAGACCAGACCAGTGCAGCAAGGTTAACAGTTGCAGAGCCAAGAGTGCGAATAGTGATTGTATCAACTTTCACTCCTGTTACTCTGTTAAAGCGCTGAATAGTTGTAGATGTTGCAGTTCCTGCTGTATCACAGACCAAGATATAATTACGGCCATAGAATATCGTTCCTGGCCCAGCATTAGCAGGTGCAACGGATAGTGTTATATCAAGAGCTAGGTTTGTAAGAGTTGTGCCAGAGATTGAGTATTGCTTAATATTGGTAGCAGCTTTGTTTGCCCCATCTGCAATAAGCACTCTGTTATTCACATGATCCCAGCCGATACGCACTATATTGGTAGGTGCTGTTCCAGAGAAGGTAACTGTAGCAATATTAGTGCCTTGTGGATCAGCTATATAGAGAGTGGCAGCAGCATTGGCAGCATAGAGAATCCTGTCAACTCCACCAACTTTGATTCTGCAGCCAAGATCAGTATTGGCAGCGAGACCAGCTACAGTAGCAAATACATCTATTAGGCCTCTAGCGCCAGATACACCTCTTGAGTTATGAGTAGTGGCAGTTGTGTTATCACGGCCTACAAGCAAGCTATCATTGTTACAGAGGGCTTGCCAAGTACTCCAAGCATTCACATCACCAGAAGCACCAGCACGGTTATGGCCTGCAATAGAGAATGAAAGAGGGGCAGCACCATCTGAGTATCCAGGAAGTCCTGTATCTTGCATTGTAACAGATTGCCCTTCACTTCCTACTGGAAGTCTCTGGAATAATCCTCCTGCTGTTCTGTAATAAATATCACCTGTGGCATCGCTGCCAACATTGATTACAGGCGAAGTAATAGTCTTTTGTGTAAGATTCTGTTGAGCAGTGAGCGTAACAAGCGTATCAGAGAGGTCAGGCAAAGTAAAAGTCCTTGTCTGGCCAGCTGTGATAGAGCCTAATTGGAATCTAGCTTGGCGAGTCACATCACCGTTATCTTGTAGAGTAAAGAGTGTATCGAGAATATTAATAGTATTACTATTATCCAGCACTTTATTGCTGATAGTAGAAGCGCCTGTGTTAAGGTCTGCAAGAGTCGCTAAATCTACTCCATTCTTTTGAACAGAGCCTGTAAAGTTAAAACTACCTCCTAGATTTATACGATTAGGCTGTATAGTGTTTAGAGCCATAGTTGGTTCGTGTCAAGAAATATTAACTTTTCATCATTTTCTTCATGGCCTTCTTGTCCATCATGTGGCCTTGTGATCTTTGTTTGGCTTCTACGGCATAATAGACTTTCTTGCCTTTGATTTTGCCGTATTCCTTCTGCATATCTTTCATCATATTCTTATTGACTGGCATATTATTTTTGGTTATTGACTACGCATTTTAGGTTACTTAATGCTTTAACAGTCGTATCCATATTGGCCAGAGCTTGCTGAAGATTAGCACTGTGTTGTTGAGTAAGAGCCAGATTGGCGTCTAGACTTGCGCTTGTCTTCTTCTGAGACTCTTGGATCATAGCCAAGGTTGCTAGATAGGCAGCGTCTTTGTCATCCCGTGTAGCACGTTCTGCATCTTCTCTCTTCAGGAAGAACCAGACGACTGTGAGTAGGATAACGATTATTGCTAAGTTTGGATCAAGTTTGTTCAAAGAATCTAGAATGTCAGACATCATTTAAGATGTTATAATATAGTTATCCGTGCTTCTGTTTAAGCTAAGGCGACTACAGCAGCGCCTAGAGGTCTTACCCACATATGGAATGTGATAGTACCGTCAGTGGTATCAGCAACTTTGCCAGTTACACCTACATTTCCAGAGACAATCTTTGAAGGAATGGAAGAGGCAGGGAGGGTGGTGGCAGGGGTATTGTCGAACCAGAATTCTCCATTGTCAATATTTGTTGCAGTGGTTGCAGCAACAAGAGCGTCTGTATCAGTTGGAACTCCTATCTCAAGAGTGGCAGAAGCACCTGCAAGATTTTCAGTACAGTAACCGAATACACTTACGAGGGCAGCACCTGTATTAGTGAGTAGTGGAATGTAAGGATCAAGACCACCAGCGAGGGCAGCACCTGAGACAGTAGCAGCACCTGCAGCAGCGTTTGTAGATAATCCAATTGCATTGCCGAGGATTCCAAAGGCATCAGCAGTAATAGTGACAACAGCGCCTACGGCTACAGCAGATACGCCTGCAATCGCATCTAATGCAGCAGCTAAGCTTGTAGCAGTAGCAGGATTGCTAACAGCTGCAGTCCAGTCAGCGCCTTCTGTCTTTGTGACAGCATTAGTTGTGACTGTCTTACCTGCTAAGAGTGTGTAGTCAACGATAGTGACAGTTCCAGTAGCATAAGTGGATTGGTAATCCTCAACAGCTACAGTCTTGCTTAAATATTCACCACCAAGATTTAGGCTGGTATCAACTGGCAATGGATTGTTGTAGCTGACACAAGTTTCTTGACTGTTTAGTAATGCGGATTTGAGAAAGCTTATTGCGTGCATAGAGTTTATTGTTTAAGGAATGCTAAAAGTGTTTGTTTGTCTTGCTTTTTGCCGTCAAAACCTTTCTCTGTAGCGAGCTTGCGTAATTCATTCCAAGATAGGTCTTCAAGGGCGACTTCGCCTTCTACTTCTACCTTGTCACCAACTTCTACGCCTTGTCCAGCAAGTTCTGGATTTTCGTCCATAACTTCTTGAGTAATCTCTACTTCATGTTTAGGTTCTTCGACCTTTGCAGCTTTTGCCATGGCAGCTTCTCTCTTGAGTTGGCTCTTGGATTTTTCTGATTTCACTTCCTTTGCCACACCACTAGTAGAGCCTACGCCCATAGTCACTTGACTGTCAGTCTGCTTAATAGTGCCTACAGATGCACCAATTCCCATATGTCCGTTCATATTATTATAATTATGTATTAGTATTTAACTTCAAGAGGCCTCTGACCGAAGTCAGAAGCCCGATTGAAACTAAAGTGGAGCGTCTACGATTCTGCGCCATACTCTGTAGTGTACTTTTACATATAGAGGAGAATTACCAGTGGTAATTTCGCCTACAAGTAATTGCATTACGAGAGCAGCATTTGCTACAGGAGTATATTCTGTAACAATTGGGCGAGTAATACGAGTCTGGGCTGTTGTCTGATCAAGGAATCCAGTTGTTTCAAGGTCAGTATTTACCTGAGCGCCTGAACCATTTGTATACTTGATAGCCAAGTCCTCACCAGCAGCAATTCCTGCGTAAGCAGTGCCAGCTGGCTTATGGACTACAGCGCCTAGAAATTCCAAGAGCTTATTGGCTCCTGGAGCAGGTACTAATTCGACTGGCGTAGCATTGAGCGCTAGCAGCTGAGCACTTGTGATTGTTTTCTCAAGTGCGCATACTTCCACTAAGTCATTAATTTCAATTGAACTGAAATTAGTCTTCATTGTCAATTAGTGTTAGGGAAATAAAAATTAGTAACTACCTGTAGTACCGTCAGATCCAATTACTCCGATAGGTGAAGACCAGCCATAAGACTCTCTGAAGAAAGCATTATAGAAAGTAGTCATCTTGCGAGATTGATTCCAAGGTGTTACCCAAGTCATCAGATCTTCTCTAACGAATCTCTTCAGTTTGTTTCGTTTACCGATAACAAACCAGTAGTCGTCAGATCCACCTTCAACAGCTCCAATATATGGAGATTGTTTAACGAAGATGTTGTATTTGGCTGAGAATACATTTGGGCCGTTGTTAGCTGATTGAGCTACATCTTTGGCTTCAGTGATTTCTACAGCTCTCTTGAAGTTTGCAGGGGCTACCAGCAAGCAGTAAGGAACGTTAGTAATCAAGCGGTTAGAATGAGACTTTTGTTCAGCCAATCTTTGCAAAGCTAATTGAAGCGCTCCTGGAGAGAGTTTTTCAGTTAGTTTGTTATCCAGCACTCCACCGAAATCACGAGGGTGATCATCAGCACAGAGAGCTTTGCCATCAGCACCTAAGTAAGATGCAGAGAAAGCATTGCGGAAAATAGAGAAGGCATTGAAATACTGAGTATCTCTAGCAGCTTCACCTAATTCACCAATGTTGTCTTCGATCAAACCATAGAGCTGATCATTGAGCTGTTCGTATGATACAGGAACAGAGTTGCTGAAAGAGACGTGAGTATAAGTAGTCTTGTACTTTTCTTCAACGTCATCTTCGAAGATGTCTTCTTCTTCGCCTTTAGTGCGGAAGCGTCCAACACCTCTCAATTCGAGATCATATTCAGCGTGTTTCTTAGAACCTTTTCGCTTGAAGATTTCATCAATACTAGCCATGTTTGGCAACATTTCAGCATTATATGAATCGTAGAATACCTCATTAAGGCCTTCTTCGATTGTCTCAAGCATGATAGAGTTATTTAACATGCGAGTTAATTTATAGATTTAATATTTGTCTGTCTGTTAGTGATTACTAGCCATTGATATGGAAGCTTGGATCAATGCGGAAATATATTTCATTTCTCGCAGCGTCATAGGCTTTAATCTTCATAACACCTTTTGTGGTGTCATTTTCATCTATTGTCTGAACACCAGCAGCTACATCGAGTGTAACTTGTGTGCCGATAATAGTTGTTGCGAGATTGGCTGAGGTTGTTGGTTTTCCAACAAATTCAGTGTTAGGATCATCGTATACAAATACGACGCCATCAGCGCTAGCAGTGACTGTGTCCTTGCTGGCTGTAACACCTACCCAAACATCATCGCTGTCAGTAGCATCTGGTGCTACCAATACGTATTCCTCATCGCCAGCTGTGTCTTGAATGCAGATTTCCCCAGCAGCTAAGGCAGTTTGACCTGCTTTGGTCTGATAAGGTCTAGCACTCCAGCGGTGACTGTCGAGAGGTCTGAAGTCTTGCTTACTCATGGTTGTGAGTTATAAGGAATTAATATCCGTGTTTCTCAAGGGTTTTCTTGGCTCCGATTCCTTCTAGGAACTGTAGAGCTTCAGAAGTTAGAGGTTTCTTGGCTGTTCCGCCTTTTGGCGCTCCAGCGCTTGGCAGGTTAGCTGCCACCTTCTTAGCGTTCAAATTGCGCATAGCTCTTTCCTCTACTTGATTGACGTCCTCCTTGATTCCTTTCTTATACTTTACGTAAGAGAAAGCATCTTCCAGAGGAAGCCCAGATTTTTCAAAGAATGCCCATGTCTCCTTCTCTACTTCTCCTTTGAATTCAGGATTCTTAGAGCGGAAGTCATTCAGGTATACTTCTGCTTCAGCCTTTTCTTTCTCAGAGAGTTTAGTCTGCAGTTCTTCAACTGTTTTCTTGAGAGGTTCAACTTCTTTTTCCAAGATGTTTCGAGTTTCCTCTGGCATTTTGGCTTTGTTGACTGCCTCAACTAACTGAGCGTAAGTACTGATGCCGTGCGATTCGCCTAGACTAGCTTTTACTATCCTGTCGGCTAGTGGTCTGTTAGTCCCTGCGAGCTTATGAATGTATTCGGGATCTTGCTCAATGCGCTCTAGAGCAATGGTCTCTGCTACCTTCATAGCCTCAGAAGTTTCACGATCCTTCTGAGCTTGGAGATCTTTGTATCTCTTCTCCCAATTAGCGTCAGGTGTATCACCTCCAGCCTCTGGCTTTGCTTCAGCTTCTTGTTTGTTCTCTGAAGTTCCTTGGCCTTCTGGTAATTCCTTCTTGTCTTCGGAAGTCTGCTTATCGATCCCCGTGCCTTGTCTCATTGCGGATATAGCTTTTTCAAACTTGGATTCGCCTTGAGAGTTAGCAGCAGAACTGCTATTGCCATCTTGCCCAGTCCCTTTGTCAGGGGTGTCAGGCGTGGCGTTAGAGTTGTTCAACATATGTATATGTGTTATTAAATAGCACCCCGTTGTGAGGGGATATGGAGAGACAAGCAAGAGAAACAAACAAAACTCCCCTTGTCTTCCTATATTCCACCACAACAGAATATCAGCCAGATTGTCAATGTTCTAATTGCATCTGTCTGTCTGTATTCTATCTGTAAGTTGGAAGTCTGACTTTACCTGTAGTATCTCTTACATCTCT